ATACAAAGTGAATTAAGTGCAATTGAAGAAGAAGAAGCTGAATATTTATTAGCACAAGTAAAAGCAATTATTAAAACAGATAAAAGATTAAAAAAAGGAAAAAGAACTGAAATGGAAAGTTTTACAGATTATCCACAATCGGTTTCTAATAATGCAAAAAGAGGTATTGAGTTAAATGAAAAGGTAAACAATAGATGTGCCACACAAGTTGGTAAAGTAAGGGCGCAACAATTAGCAGACAGAAAGCCAATCAGTATGGAAACTATCAAAAGAATGTTTTCTTATTTAAGTAGAGCGGAAGTTTACTATGAAGCTGGAGATACTGAAAGTTGCGGATATATTTCGTATTTACTTTGGGGCGGTAAATCAGCAAAGTCTTGGGCAGAATCTAAAATTAATCAATTACAATTAAGTGAGGGATTAAGTGAGGGATTAAATGAGGGATTAATGACTGGGAAAGTTCATACAGAAGATGGCGAGTATTTATATCACAAAAAAGAGTTACCTAAAAATGGCTAAACAATTAAACATTTCAGTTTACGAAAAGCCAACTGTAAGCAGAAAAGGTGTTCACGCTAAAAGTAAAACATCTGTAAATAAATCAAGTGCTAATTATAAGAAACCATATAAAGGTCAAGGTAAATGAAAAGAAATAATTCAACACCAAGTTTAACAAGTCCAAAAGGTAATCAAAGAGGTTGTTTGTGCAAAGACAATACCTATAAAATAAAATGTTGCGATGGAAGTTTACAAGCACAAGGAATAGGGCAAACATCAACGAATACCGAAAATGCAAATTAATTATTTAAACACTATATATAAATATGAAATCAAATGAAATGTTAAAACAAGTTAAAACACTTTTAGGAATGGAAGTAAAACTTGAGCAAATGAAATTAGAAAATGGAACTGTTTTAGAAGCAGATAAGTTTGAAGCTGGAAATGAAATCTTTATTGTAACAGAAGATGAAAGAGTTGCTTTACCTATTGGTGAGTATGTTTTAGAAAACGGAATGGTTTTAGTAATTGAAGAAGAAGGTTTAATCAAAGAGATTAAATCATCTGAAAGCGAAGAAGCACCAGAGGTTGAAGTAGAAGCAGAAGAAGATGAAAAAGAAGAAATGGGTTATGCTACTAAAGAAGAACTTGCAGAGGTTAAATCAATGATTGAAGAAATCAAAGCAATGTTAGAACCTAAAAACGAAGAAGAACTTTCAGAGGAGTTACCAAAAGAAGTTTTAGCTGAATTGTCAAAACCAGCAGTTGAACCAATTAACACAAGTGCAGAGGTTGTAAAGCAAAAAGTACAATTTAACATCGCTTCAAAAAGACCTTTATCTACAATGGATAGAGTAATGAGTAAAATTAATAAATAAATAAAAATCAATAAAAAATGAGTGTATCTTTATCTACAACTTATGCAGGAGAATTTAGCGGTAAGTATATCGCTGCTGCATTATTATCGGCATCTACATTAGATGCTGGGGCAATTTCAATATTGCCAAACGTAAAATTTAAAAGTGTATTACAAAAAGGCGCAACAGATGAAATCGTAAAAGATGCAACTTGTGATTTCGTAACTGACCAAGGAACTTTAACTTTAACAGAAGCTATCTTGATTCCAGAGGAATTTCAAGTTAACTTACAAATCTGTAAAAAAGACTTACACGATTCTTGGGAAGCTGCTCAAATGGGCTATTCTGCGTTTGATAATTTAGCTCCAAGTTTCGCTGAATTTGTTATTGCTCACGTTGCTGCTAAAGTTGCTGATAGAACAGAAAAAAATATCTGGGCTGGTTCAACTGCTGTAAGTGGACAATTTGATGGTTTCCAAGTTAAGTTAGCTGCTGATGGAACTGTACACGATGTAACTGGTACTACTATCACTGCTTCTAACGTAATTGCTCAAATGGGTGCGGTAGTTGATTCTGCTGTTGCTAATGCTCCTGCAATTTTAGGACAAGAAGATTTAACTCTTTATGTATCTACTAACGTTGCTCAAGCGTACATTCGTGCTTTAGGTGGATTTGCTGCAACTATCGGTGCAAATGGTGTTGACAATAAAGGAACACAATGGTACAATGGAGGTGCATTATCTTTTGAAGGAATTAATATTTTTGTTGCAAAAGGTTTAGCTTCTAACAGAATGGTATTGGCTCAAAAATCAAACTTGTATTTCGGAACTGGTATCTTAAACGACCAGAATGAGGTGAAGGTTATTGATATGTCAGACGTTGATGGTTCACAAAATGTAAGAGTAATTATGAGATTTACTGCTGGTGTTCAACACATTTTCGGTTCTGACATCGTATTCTACAATTAATTAATAATTTAATAATCAATAAAGGGGTGGGTATGCGAAATGCACACCTGCCCTTTTTAATATAAAAAATATAAATATGGCTTGTTCATTAACATCTGGTAGAAAAGTACCTTGCAAATCAGCAGTAGGTGGTATAAAAAACATCTTCTTTGCAGATTATGGAACACTAGGAGCAGCGACAATCGTAGCTGGAGAAATCACAGTATTAGCAGGAACTCCTGATTGGTACAAATTTGAAGTAAAAGGAAATTCATCTTTAGAAACTGCAATTAATTCTTCAAGAGAAAATGGTACTACTTTTTATGAAAGCACTTTGACTATGTCTTTGACTTTTCAAGAAAAAGCAACTCAAGAGCAATTAAAATTAATCACTCACGCAAGACCACACGTTGCAGTTGAGGATTACAATGGTAATTTCTTTTTAGTAGGTTTAGAACACGGAGCAGAAGTAACTGGTGGCTCAATTGCTACTGGTGCTGCAATGGGAGATTTAAGTGGTTATTCTTTGACAATCGTTGCTCAAGAAACTGACCCACCTTATTTTGTAACTCCTGCAACAATTACTGCTGATGTATCTGCTACGCAAATAAATCCAACTGCATAATATTGTTTGTTTTTAAGATTGGGGATATGTTTACGCATATCCCTTTTTTTATTTAAAAGCATAGCTTTTTATTTATGTTAATACAAAAAATAAAAGTATTGACTATATATAAGTATGAAAGTTTTAACAACATCAAACAGTAACCAAACGTTAAAGTTTATCCCAAGACA